TAGCTTCTAGCAGTTGAGCTTTAGTCATCGACACTGCATTGCCCGTGAGGGATGGGAATACAGTAACCAATTTGTTTTCGTTCTTAAGACGCATCTCTTCTTCAAACTTTTGACGCTCTAATCGGAACCTATGCTCTGCCGCCTCCTTCTCACGTGCGCGGGTAAGCTCGTCTGCTTTCTGCTGAACGGTAAGCTGCTGTTCAGTAGAAATAGCCGACTCTTGCTGCTTTTGTCTAATGTCTGCTTCTCTCTTAAGACGATCCAGATCAGGAGCGATGGAGCTTTCCAGTGCTTTAGCGGCGCGTTGACGAATGTCGTTCATCAGAGTGCGCTGACTGTTGGCCTGAGAGGTAAAGCCCGAAGCAGCTGACTTATTAAAGGGCATTGCTCGTGCGGCCTGTGCCTCAAGAGATTGGATGCTCTTTTGTAGTCTGTCGGCCTCAGCTACCAACTTAGGGTAGTTAAGTTCTGCTGGCCCTTTGTCCCAGTAAGCCGTATCCTGCGACCGTTGCTGCATAAGATTCATAACGTCCTTAGCAACAAGCTCACCAGATGGCGTTCTTACAACCGCAGGAGGGGCCGACGAGGGCGTCCCTGCCGCGACAGGTGGTTTAGCACCATCAGCGTCCACGGGTGCCGTCCCTTGGCCCTCTTTTGCGTATGACGGTGCCTCGACGGGTGCTGGCTTGCCCCCAACTGGCTCAGGTTTGGCCTCGACGGGTGCTGGAGCAGGAGGTGCCGATGGAGCAGGGGGTGGTTTAACTTCTGTGACGCTTGGCTTGGTGCCTTTTGCCGCTTCAAGCGCACCCAAGATGGTCTTACCAGAATCGGTACGACCAACGATTTTGCTGTACAGCTCCTTCATCTGAGCTTTGGTGTACGTCTCGCCGTTCATCTTGTTAACAAACGTCTCGCCGTCGATCGTCGAGAAGTTATTGTTAAGGAGCTGGAGGTTAGTCTTCAGCATGTCGTTTTGCTGCCTCTGAGCTGCAGCGTATGCATTCACACCCGCCAAACCGCCCTGACCGATAGCGTTCAGCAGGTACGGGCTAGGCGATGCTAGCATGCCAAATATGCCCGAAAGGAGGGCCATTTTGCCTTCATGCGACTCTGGCAGGACTTTCTGCGCTTGGTGCGTGATCTGCGACACAATGCTACCAAGGGTAGTTGGCTCTTTGCCTACGTGTTCGCTGGTCCTAGCGCGAGACGCTGTAGGAGCGTCGGAGTCAACGCCTGTTGCGGCAGCGAATTTTTTAACGTATCCAGGAATAGAAGTACCTAGCACGTCCCTTCTGCCGTCGTCTTCAGCCCTAGTTTTACCTGAGAACCACACAGAAGCGGCGTCGAGCGGGTTACCATGCTTTTCGATCAGCTGACCAAAATAGTGTCTAAACACTTGATCCTGAGCATTACGATTTTCAAGGAATTCCTTAGGAGTCATATATTTGCCAAGTGCCGCTTCGGTCCAAGGCCCGACATTAACGCCCATGACGCCGTATGCGCCGTAGGCGTAATCTTCCATACCTTTATTAGGACCGCCTTTGTAAATTACCTTTGGTCCAACAGTATTGTAGTTACCAGAACTTTCAATGCCCTTAATAGCCGCTGCTGACGTGTCAAGGAGATTATTTTTGGTAGCGGGGATTCTATCTGGCTTCTTGTCAGGAGTAGGTACCAGACCCCTAGGAGTGGGTGCTGGTGGAGGTGGCAAAATGGCAACTGCGCTTTTAAGCTCAACAGGGGCAGGTGCTGGAGCAGCGACCGCAAGGGGAGGCTCGGAGGCAGTAGCAGCATCCATAGGATCGGCTTTTGGTGCTTCTACCTTAGGCGTCGTAACCTTTTTAGCCAGATCAATAGCGGCAGGGTCTGCAGAAGCCAACTGCACAAGATCAGGATCGGGCTGACGAGGCTCGTCTTGTACTTCACCCTCTAGCGCATACCCGCGCCTTTTGTGTCTTTCACTGTCTTTGGTGGCACGATCATAGTCGACGGTGAGATACCCGTCCTTTTTACCAACCGCTTCTGGGTGATCTTTTGCTACTTCTTGCGCAATCAGACCGATCTGGGTGCGGGGATCGCCCTTGAAGTTGTACTTGTAAATGTTCTGACCGTCGTTGGTCTCACCTACTTTACTAATATTTTCTTTTAAACGCTCATCCGAGAAGAAGGACAAGAGTAATGGTGCAAATTCCGCAATACCCGCACCGATAACGCCAAGACCTTCGGCAAGGCCAGCCATTAATCCTGCGCCTTCAGCAGCAACGCCTGCGGCACCAAGACCTTCAGCAACAGGAGCAACAACACCAGCAAGGCCAGCGGGGGCTTCAAGAATTGGAGCTACAGAAGCGAGGGTTTCAGCAACTGGGGCAGCAGAAGCGAGGGTTTCAGCAACTGGGGCGGCAGCGGCAGTAGCTTCAGCGGTAGGTGCTAATGCAGAGCCGAGACTTTCAGGGCGAACAGGGGGCAATGGGGTGCCAACAGGGGCAGCGGGGAAGTTAGCTGCCAACTCGCCAGCGGGTGTTGGCCCTTTAAGGAAGTCAAGAGCCTTGGTGCCAAGGTCTACTGCCTTTTTGCCAGTATTGTACATCTGCATGCCGCTCTTCGCCGCATCGCCAAGTGTTCCAGGCTGTTGCATCTGACCAGCGTTTTGCGGAGTTAACAACTTGTACTGGTTAGGCTCGTTAGGAATTTCTAACGTACCCTGCTTTTTGATGTCTTCTTCTGCATCCTCTTGGTATGGGATAGAACCAGCCGTGCTATAATGGCCACGATCACCAGCCAGACCACCGTACGACTTTTTAGGGACAGCTACCCCAGTGTCCTTTTTCTTGATATCCTTGTCGGTCTGGTTGACCTCTGGATCTTCGTCCTCTTCCTCGTTAAACCAGTCGTATAATTTTGTGCCACCCGTAGCCACATTAACGGCGGTCGACGCATCGTTGAGTGCCGTTTGCATACCCGTTGGTTGTTGAGGGCGGAATTGACCAAGCATCAAACCGCGATTGGGCGGTGCTACCATTGGGATGTTAAGACCAGTAGGTGGCGGGGTAACAGGGGACCTTGCCATTGCCGCATAAGCTTGCGCCTGAACAGTCGCGGGGTCAACGGACTGGTCATTGGCACTTGGCAAACCACCGCCAAAACCGAACCCAAGACGATCGTCGCCCACATGGACGCCACCGCCCATAGATGCTCCAGCTAGACCACCCTCGTAGAAGTGGCCCCTTTTCGCCGCATCGCGTGTAGCCTTGTCATAATCGACAGTCTTGTACCCGTGTGACTCACCAACTGCTTCTGGGTGGTGCTTTTCGACGTCCTGCGCCACGAGGCCGATCTGTTTTGGCCCTTTTTCGCCTTTGTAGCGGAATTTAATAATTTTCTGGCCATCATAAGTCTCACCGATCCGCTCAATGTCTGTCTTAAGACGCTCGTCCGAGAAGAACGAAGACGGTTGCTGGTTAGTGGTCGTCGATCCAGAGAGTGCACCCGTGCCTTGGGCGATGTTTGCCAAGAACTGCGTTGTCTGGAAAGGATAAGACTGCTGTTGCAGGAACTGATTGTACAGAGCGGTAAGACCAGCCTGTTTGGTAGCCTGTTCCTGCTGACCCGCAGTAAGCTGAGCTTGCGAACCCTGCAAAGCGGCATTCTGCGCCCCAGTACCAAGACTGCCGTACAACTGGGCAAGATTTTGGTAATTTTGGCGATTAGCTTGACCCGAACCAAGATTAATAGCTTGCTGCGTATTAAATTGCTGCTGGGCCTGATTAAACATCGGGTTTAGCAGTCCAGCAACGGTCGCCCCAGTGGCCTGACTCTGCTGACCACGCAACACAGCGTCGGAAATGTCTGCACGGTCGCCGCCAAATGATCCACGCTTGATCGACGCGCTCTTCAACGCTTGCTGATCTGCCGCTTGCTGTTGCTGCATTGGTGCAAGTGTTCCACCAATCACCTGATTGGCGAATGGACTCATATAACTTGCCATGGTAGCATCGTTATACTGTGCTGGGTTCACGTTGTACGCGCTTGCGCCAGCTAGGCCACCTGCGGCGTTAAACCATGGCTGGGCGGCCCCTGCGGCGGCGTTTGTGTTAGCAATGCCAGCTTGCTGAGTGTTAGAGAGCGGGGCCACAAAAGCGTTTGGATCCGTAGAATACGCTTGAAACGGCGTTTTAGCTACTTCCTCCGCCTTAGTATTGACCGCGTTGTATCGGGCCAAGACCTCTGGTGGAATGCTAACTGTTGATGTACTAGTACCGCCCTTACCGCCGCCGCCCATTTAACTACTCCGCTGCAATCTTGTTGGTACCAGTATTACCGTTGTATATCCAATACGCGCCAGATGGTGCACCAAATTGACGTTCGTATAGCTTAACTTTCGCCGCTACTCGCTCGGAGCTTAACACACCGATAACAAGTGGCTTTTCGAGTGAGTCGGATACCTTTTTGGCAAACTCGCATAGAATACGCGCCCGTCCTGCTTTGGCACTTCGATGATCAGGATGAACAAAAATCGCTCTCTCGATCAGTGATGGTTCGTCAGAATACCACAGCGGCTCGATTCGCAAAAGGATTGCCGCTTCAAACTTTTCGCCCTGATCACCAATAATACCGACAACACCCCTGTCTCTGGTAAGTCCCGCCCATATCTCGCCAAGCAGCTTGATCGGGTTCGGGTTAGTAAGACCGTTTTCTTCGCATGCGGCGAAAGCCAACGCCATCATTCCATCTACGTCTTCGGGTACCCCGATCCGTACTTCGTCTACCATGGCTCAATCCCTCTTTGGACCTGGAAGTTTCTGCAAAGTCTTAATCGTCTTATTACGCATTTTCTTGACAAACGAGTCAAGTATTCTATGACCAGCATCTAAGTTACCTTTACCGATTTTAACCACGTCATCTGGAGAAACAACGTATTCTCCGCCAGCGGCTACGATCGGCACCAACTCGTGGTCTACTTCTCCCCCTTCTGCTCTGCGTGGCATTTCAGCACCATACGGTGTGGCTTCCCTTGAGTACGGGGTACCCGCAAAGATACGATGGGCCGACTTAAAACCCGACATGGTGTTGCCTTCGCCCATCGCCGAGATAATGTCTGCGGGGATTACGTACGACCCCGATTTTACGTGCATTGGCAAATGATCGGTGCGACCCGACACCGAAGAATGAATAGGCCCAATGTGAGGCTTCGTCGCTTTGACGCTTGGCATTTTCATCTTCGGCATTACAGGAGCGACTTTCGGCATTTTGCCACCCGACGCGTGAGGGTGGCGTTTAGCCATACTCAAAGCCGCCGCCACCGCCTGATTGTGCGGGTGACCAGAATGTACCATTTCACTAATATTAGTGGAAATCGTCTTTTGAGAGTGGCCTTTTTTCAGCGGCATGTCATCCTCACACGATTGTCCACACAGTGGGTGGGCTAATAGTTACTGTGGCACCCGTTTGAATTGTTATCGGACCCGCAGACATAGCGTTCTGATCGGTTGCTATATTGTAATCGGTAGTAATTGTCTGACCGTTTAAGTAGAAAATCTGGTCAGACCCACCGCCAACGGCGGCAGTGGTAGTGTTTCTGCTATCCGCAAAATAGACGTTTGTGCCGTCGGAGAAGATAAGACTTGCTATGCCTTGAGTAAGATATACGCCCTGACTACCTGAAGCGGCTGTCTTAGCATAAACCGCCGAGTACCCAGTGGTGTTGTTAATAACGATCCACATTCCAGTATATGTAGTAAGGAAACTGAGGGTAATAAGACCGTTATACGCAGTTATCGTTGTCGACAAAACCGTCTGCGATTTGTTAACAGTATACGTACCAACACCACCCGTAGTACCCGTTAGCTGGGCAACAATAGTGGTGCCGCTTGTAACATTTGTACCAGCCAACACAGCACTTACTGTTAAAGTTCCAGTAATAACAGCAGTAATCGTTAGAACGGTACCCGTAATAGAACCTGTGCCTACAAAGGCGGCTGTAGAGCTTGTGTTACCACTAAGTGTTATGCGCTGGTTAATAGCATCTACCTGACTAACCGACTGAGTGGTAGTAGACCCAGTAAATGCGTACGCGACATTGCCACCAAACGCCTTGTCGGCGATGTCCCAGTCGGCGTTAACGTTGTTACCCCATGTACCAATATTGTCACCGATAGCTGGCTTGTCGAAGCCTTTATTCGTGGTGTATGTCGATGTCATAACCGTTTCCTTAGTTTGGCGTATAACCAACGCAGAAAGTAATACTTGCGTCGGTTTTTAATACTAACCCGTTAGAGTAGGTAAGTCGTATATCTACATACGGTATAAAGTTCGAAGCATTTACGGCTAACGACGAGTATATCAGATTTGTTGCCGCCACACCAGCGGCTGTAGCCGAATCATATATGTAAACTTGGCCACTACCAGAAAATGAAGGTATTGATACTGAATATATTTTCCCACTGCCCGTTGTGATCAAAGTCGTAGTCGACGCTTGTATTACAGAGCTTGTAAGCAATGGGAAATTAGACTTAGTTACACCGTTGATAGCAACAACGCCGTTTTTCTGAGCAGTCAAAATGTCGTCTAAACTAGCCATTAAAACTTCCCATCTGCTGCTGAACGGAATCGAATATTACCAAGACGCCAAAACGTCTCAGCGGCATCGGTAGAATTAATGGTAAAAGAAAATAGACGACCACGTACTCTACAAGATATATACCCCTGAGAATTGGTCATCGCGTATGTGGTTGACGACGTTGGGGTGTCCGTCGGGTAGTCAGCAGTATTCAAAGTAACGTATACGGTTTCATTCTGAACCCCACCATACGTACCCCATTTCATATCGGGCCATATCTGGTCTATAAACGTTAGTTTATCCGCTTCTTGAAGCGCAAAATACCCCGTGGTGAAGGTGGCGTTTAATGGTTGACCTGCCGCGCTGTATCCTATTTCGTGTTGGTAGAGGTATTTGTCTACCCCAGCACCGATGGGAGTGCCAAGTACAGACTGATCAATCCAAGCGGTGCGGTCGAGAGAACCATAGTCCCAAACGCCCAATACGATGTTGTACTTAGCATAAGAATCTACTTCGGTACTGCTAGCAGACGGGTAGAACCACCACACTTCATTAAAAGAAGTGTTAGGGGCGCAGCGGATTTTGTAAGCGTAGCTTCTATTAATGTTCTGAAACACCACATCCCATATTGAGCAGTCTATTGGTGATGGGCCAGAACCCGTCATCTGAAAGAACTGATTCTGACTCATCCAGTACAGACTATTACCGAGACGACCCGCCGCTTTCTCACCAATAAGACCACAGTTGGTACTCACTTGGTTAAAGCTGTATACGTCTGGGAACCCTATATACTGCATCGTCCAACAGTCAAGATCAGTCCAGAAAATGGCTTGCTGAGCCGCTTGCATACCGCTAACAATTCTGCTGCCTGTCGTTAAGCGATAAGAACCCGCCTGATTAGTGGGGCTAGCGGTCCATACGTTATAGTCTTCAACGTCGCACCACCTGATCAACAGTGGATCCGAAAGGCCAGTAAACGTCGATCCCCAAGCTATCAATTGCCGTTGAGGCATTGCGACAAACACGCCCTGATTTTGCGTAGGCGAATTTTCAATATAACTAGCATTTTGAATAATAGAACCAGGTTCCCAAGAATACAAAGGACCCCCAACTGGGCATGCGATAAGAACCTCACCCCAGTTATCCAACCACCAGTCGGTGGCGGTAACGGCAGATCCCGCTGTCAAAGCACCGATCGCCGAGCCACTGTATGCCCCAGAACTATACGTTCCATCACTCCACCCAGTAGCTGGGGTGGGGGGTGGTGCGCTGTAGTAATAGGTAACGTTGCTTTGATTACTATTAAGGAACGATTCAGCACTAGACGTGGCGGTGTTTGACGCTATGAATTGAAAAGTATTAACATCTGAAACGGTAGATATGGTATACAAGCCAGACAGTGTTATGCCACCGATCGTTAAAGCGGCAGAGGATGGAATGTAAAGCCTTTGACCTTCTATATACCCATTAAGCGGAAAATACACGGATACCAGAGGGGACCCATTGGACACTATTAAGTATGGAGTTTGGGCATTAAATGTCGCGGTATGCGTACCACTACCAGCAGTTGAAGTATTAATATATGCGCCAGTTGGGGTGGCGGACACATTAAATGTTGTTCCACCACCAGCAAGGTTAGTGATGTTACGCACAAAATATGTGGTAGCAACAGTTAGACCAGTTGGCAACGCACCAGTGGTAGTGAACACTACCGTAGTGTTGGTGGGCGGCGCATATGTTACCGTGACTACTGCAGGAGAAGCGTTGGTTATCGTCGCTGTCGACGAGTTGGTGTATGTAGCGGCATCAGCAGACTGAATCTGATAGTTATTAGCGTCTGTTACCTGCGTTGCGGGGTAATTGCCGCTTAGTATGATACCACCAACAAAAACGGGGATGTTAAAATACACGCTGCTGTAGATGTTCAAGCTACTGCCAGTGTCGTTGACGGCAATAGTAGTACTGGCGGATGTAGTGGTTATGCCGTTTGCGAAGCTTGTTGTGTCGGTGCGCGGCGAAATGTCTCTTGCCGAAATGTTATTAATAGCATAAAGATTACTCTCTGCGCCAACACCTAGCCACGTGTTGGCGTTAGTATCTTCCCACGCCTTTAGTGCTCGGATTGTAGACCCAGACTGAAACGGCAATCCCTGAGGATACGCTTGCCAACCACCAAGCTTTTGCGGCACCGCACCACCCTTGTCGGGCAAGAACCGAATCAAATTGCAAGACGAAATACCCGCTTCATTTAAAGTTGGAGTCTTGGTGGTGTTTACCCCTGGAATTAATTTTAATGATGCGTGGGGCATTTTTAACCCCTAGTTGGAGAAGCGACGGGTGCGGGGGAATAAGATGTCCAGCCAGCTGACTGGAATTTCTTACGTGCTTCTTCCATACCAGATGATGCAAGAAGCAGCTTGTATTGACCCTCGTAACTCTGTGCCATCTGGGGGTCGTCGGCCTCTTTACCGAAATTGCGCTGGTACGCACTAACATAAATCATGCTAGCCATGATAAACAGGTCTGGAAGATATGTGCTGATAAACGTCTGAGCGTTAGTAGAAGAGAGACTAGCGGGACGAGCGGTACCAGTTACCAAAACGCTGTAGCTCTGACTAGGGTAAGGGCCAAAGATTAAGTATTGACTTGTAAGCCCCGTGGTCGCTTGGTCACCACCATACACTGCAAAGACGGACGGAACGCCCGTTGACGAAGAGTCGTTATATACATTCTGTATATACTCTTTGGTAACTGGGAGCACTGGCAAGTTAGCCGTGCCACTTGTCACAGCGACCGTCTGAATAGTAATAAAGTCACCAGTAGGTATGGTAAGTTGGTTATCACCACTCGTCATCGTGTAGGTATTAGCATACTGGGTTGACAAGAAATCCAGATCACGGCAGATGCGATTTTCTGCGTACGTGATCATCATAGACAAGACAGACTGAAAGTTAGGGTCAGTTGTAGGTACAACCGCCAGAGTAGCGATTTGACTGACGTAGGTAGAATATGTTAAACCCGTCGTCATTTTTCGACACCTATGTACGTTATACCAGAACTATATCACACGAACTTGTTGTAGGCAATTTCTAGCTTGGTGTCGTATTGATTTTGGGCGTACGAAGGGCCGTTGTAGCCCTTGGCAAACCCCGCCCAGTCTTTGCGTTGAATCTCGTCTAACAGACCAGCGGCCCTGATGAAGTTAGCCATGTGACGAAGCTGATTTACTTCAGACTCCATAGCTTGTTCCACCATTTCTTGAGCGGATGAGCATCCAGCCAGTTTGTAGTTATTGCCCATAATTTGACCCAGACCCCATGACACAGATCGCAGAGCAGCGTCCAGATCGATATCAACAGCGGCAGTAATCTCTGCGTAAACAGCGTCTGAGCCTTTTGGGTAAGGCTTTTCGCCCCACTTAGGGTAAGCGAGGCCAGCGTCGACAGCGAGTTGAAGGGCATCGGGTTTATCCTTTAACATTTTGTAAAAATAATGGCGTTCGAATAGAGCCTTAGGTCTCTTTGACTTGTCGAAGCCAAAACCACCAGCTTCAACCGACAACACGGCCCGAAGAGCCGCTGACTCTACACCAAGGGATTCTGCGGTATTGTCAATGTCGCCCACCTGCATCGGGGTGGCAGTGCCTACAAAGTTCATTTCTTTTCTCCCTGCGTCATTGCGTCGGTTTTCGCTTTGCTACCCGCCGACGAGCCAAAGTAGAATTGCACAATACCTGTCCAAGCCGTGCCAAGTGCGCCCAGCATGTATATCAACGTTTCGGACCCACTTGGAGGAACGCCTTTAATCAACAACCAAGCCAAGATGCCAAAGAACCCAAACGTGACCATAATAGCCATTGCGCGGGGGATCCAGTCATTGGTGTGCATCTGCATGCTTCGTGCAGAGTCACGGTCACCTGCCGCGATCTTTTCAAGATCAATATCCAATTCCTTCATTTTTAACTTGAAGGTGGCGTCTGTCTCTTTGAGCTTCTGCAATTGCTCTGGCGTTGCGCTCATTAGCGCGGCTGACACTTCGGATTCGTTTGCATCCTGATGACCAAACATCGCTTCCGAGAGCGTCTTCACCGCCAGTCCTGCGAGGGGACCACCAAGTGCTGTCGCCACGGTTGGTGCTACTTGGGCCAAAAGGCCACCGATTTTTGACAGGTCCATTCATTTCATCCCCAAAAGTATGATGCCTACACAAAAAATCACTGCAACCCCGAGCATAACGATAAGGGTGACAACAGTCGCTTCCCTGATTTCCTCCAGTTTAGCGGCCCTAGCCTTCTCATCTTCCCATCTCTGGCGTTCAATCTCTTTGCGGATGTTAATCACCTCGCGCTGGACCTGATCCCATGCAGCAAGACCGAATTGTCCCACAAACAGGTTTCTAGCTTTAAGCGTTAAATCGTATGCCTCCGCTTTGGCGGTGTACCGTTCAATGGCAATCTGCTCTGCGCTTTTGTCATTGAAAAAGGTCTTCTTAGGAGGCTCTGCGGCTATCTGTGTTAACTTGGCCAGACTGCCCCACAAATCGGACAAGTCCTTAGCCATATGCTGTATTTCTTTACCAGCGGATATGCCAGCTTTAATGCTAGAATACGCTACCTGTGCTACCGCTAGGACTGATAAAGGGTCCATAGCTTCACTCTTTGCGTAGTATTTCACGAGCCATGACGTATAGGCGATAAACTATTAGAATAGCACCTCCTATATGCAAGAACAAAAGTGCCCAATCGTTTAGCCCCACGGCCCACATGGGCATTGTCATAACACCACCTGCAACTGCCGAATCTATCATTAAATTGGTGCTATGATCTTGGCTCATGTTAGTCCTCGTCTGGCTCAGGCGGCTTAGGAGCCAGTTGGGTCTCGGCATCAATCTTAATGCGGTGGATCAGATCAGCCACATCCACATAAGGCCGTTGGCCCAATGTGGCGAGGATCAGGTTCACTTGTTCAATGGTCAGGGAGAGGTTGATCATTATGCAACCTCCGCAGAAGCTGTGTATGTTGCGGTATTAATACTGTACGTAGCAGCCGCCGCTGTTGTTACGGTAATAACAAACTTATCTTCTGTTATTGCGGATGCTACACCACCGCTGGCACTAGAATAAGTAAGGTTACTCAACGCAACTGTTGCTGGTGTTGTCCGCATAGTAACCTTAAATGTAATATCGTTTGCGTTCCAAGTGCCACTAGAAGAAGCATAGCGCGCGGCAGAGCTTCCGCCGTTTCCAGTTGTAAAATACCGCTGACACATTGATAACTGGTTGCTATATATCTGCCGTTCGAATGGCGTGGCAACAGAACCGACTTCAAGCTGTGCATTGCCAATCTGCCAAGTACCAGATGTCTGTGCGGCAACCGTAAACAAGATTTCAATGCCCGTTGTAGCAGCGGCAGGAACAGCAATGTTAACCGTATATTGCGTTAAAGTTGCTGTAACGGTAAACGTGCCAGTTGCAATCTGGGTCTTTGTTGGTGTCCCGATTGTGCCAAAAGTATCAGCGGTAGTGGTGGCGTATGAAGCTGTCCAAGTTACAGTGGTAAGCAGACTGTTGGCTATGTTCACAGATAAGGTGCATGTTTGCCCTGCAAGATCATACGAGTTCAACTGTTCAATGCGCTGACCAATGCCAACAGCAGTTACAGAAGCCGCGCCAGTGACTTGCAACAGGTTTTTATTGTTGGTTGCCCCTGCCACTTGTGCAGCAGTTACGTTTGCGCCAACAGAATATACAAACCAACGATCAACACATGGATAGCCCGTGTTTGTTGTTGGAACAGTTGTCCCTGCTGTAACGGTTGCTGATGTGGCGCGTTGGGCAACATACATATTGCCGTTGATGAGCCTGTTGCGGAGGAATGATGACCCCATGACATATGTGCCAGTGGTGGTTAGGTTGTTGCCTACCGTCACATTGCCGCTTCCATCCAGAGTGATGTTGTTAGTCGCCGACGCGCCGTCTTTGATGATTGTGGCTTGTAATGTACCCGACATAACGTAATCCTCTTATTCGTACAGGATGTTGATAGAGCCAGCATCAAATGTTGCCGTGCCAGCTGATGTAATTCGCACTAAATCTACAACTCCAGCCATCGCTATAACTCCAGCAGTAGTATCTTGCAAGTTAGTTACTGTGCCAGCCAAAATCCCTGTGCAAGTCCATGTATTACCAGTAATGTTTGTAATGACCAGATTACCAGTTGCCAAGTTAGCCGCTACGCCAAGAGCAACACACTCAAAACCGCTTCCGCTATATGCGTTAGTTGAAACAGCCGTTGCTTGCAATCTAGTTGATGAACCTGTGTATCCTGATGTTGTAGCAACACCACCTGTTCCCAATTGGACAGTTAGCTGATCAGTATTACTAAGGCTTACACCATTAAACATTACAGTAATGCGTTTCACCCAAGACGGGATGGACGTAAAATCAATGCTTGTGCCACTGGTAGATGCTTGTGCTGTTCTTGATACTAATGGATATAACGTGCCAGTTGCCCCTGCAACGGTGCTTGAACCAGTAATAGCACCCGTGACAGCAACAGTACCAGCAAATGTAGCGTTCCCAGTGTGGGAAGATGTACCAGTAACAGCCAAGGTACCCGCAACAGTGACGTTGTTAAGCGCATCCGTGCCAGTCGTGTCGGTGATGCCGTTGGTCGTGATACCAGTTGACCCGTTGATTGTAACTGCCATTGTCTTAACCCTTATGCGCTAGGTGCGGGTGGATTGGGATCGACAGGATGACCATCAACCCACGCCCAACCAATGCTGAAAAACTCGTCGGTCGTAACCAACTCACAACCGTCTGGCGGTGTGTATGGGGACACGCCGTCATAGTCGATTGCGTTTTCAATGATGCCGTCTTTAACGAGAAGATAATACATGATCATCACCACATTGTTACTTTAACACGCCCAGCACCACCAGCCGCGCCGTTGACGTTAGCAGAGGAAGAGGCACCGCCACCCCCGCCGGGTTGAGTTCCCGCAGTTGGAGTTGCGGCTCCAGTGCCACCATTTCCACCAAAAGTAGATGTTCCCGCAACTAAAAATGCCCCAGTAAGGCCCCCGCCGCCACCGCCGCCATAAGTTGACGATCCAGCACTTACCTGAACACCAACATCGGCAAATGTATATCCCGATCCATTCCCACCATAATGTAATGTTGGAAGTGGAGACGTTATAAATGCAGGGATACCATCTAGATATATCGCAACACCATTATATTTATTAGAAAAAGTAGTGCCACCGCCACCTGATACAACAGTAGTAAGACCCAGCCCCGTTTTTGATGCTGTGGCTGTGGCCGAATTATTCCCGCCACCACCACCATAGACAGTTACATAAGGTGATGAGCCAAATGATGTGGTTCCACCAAGACCCCCGACACCAGTTGCAGTTGCGCCAAGACCGCCAGCACCGACCGTAACGGTTTCTGTTGCGCCTAATGATGAAATTGGCACTGTTATAGATGTGTATCCGCCGCCGCCGCCGCCACCGTTTTGATTTGCGCCAGTATAGCGCGCGCCACCGCCGCCGCCAGCCCACACTTCAATCAGTGCCATAGTGCAACCGATAGCGTCCGTTGCTTTGGTCCATGTGCTGGAGGAATTATAGGTCAATACGGTGGTGTTTCCCGAAGTGCTTGCAAGCGTGATCGTCCCTGCACCATTGGTGACAGTGATACCCGTGCCAGCCGTGATGGTTGCGGCGGTATAATCCGTGCCATTGCCAATTGGGATTTGCCCATTGGTCGGAGCGGTCGTTGTGCTTTGCGCTACAAGTGCGCCATTGCTGGCTGGCAGGGTGAGCGTATTGCTTGCCGCAACAGCAGCAGCATCAATCTGCGTAAACCCTGAAGTGGACCCGTTGAGTTTGATAGGCATTAGACAATGCTCCAAGTTGAACCAGACGGAATGGTTACTGTCACACCGCCATTAACTGTAACAGGCCCAAACGTCCCAGCGTTATAGCTACTAGATATACTGTAATCTGCGGTAACTGTCTGTCCATTTAGGTAGAAAATCTGATCGGTACCACCACCAGTAGCACCACCACCAATAGTTCCCCAAGCCGTGCCATTGTACCCTTCAAACCCCGTGGTGGTAGTGTTAAACCGAATCATACCCGTAGACGCTGTTGGTCTGTTAGCTGTGGTGCTTGCTGGCAGAACAATTGCACCCGTAGTTGGAAATGACACAATACCCGTTGTGGCGACACTCAGCGCAGTGGTAGCCCCGTTATTACCAACCTTAAAGACAATGCTGTCAGACGAGCCAACACCAGTGGTGGACTGCAGGGTTAGAGTAGAGCTAACCGCCGTGCCGCCATAATGATCCGCCGCAGTTAACGATGTTAAGGTGGGGGTAGCAGAGTATGCTGGAGCAACACCAACGCCACCAGACACAAGCACCGATCCCGTGGCAACATCAGCCAATTTTGATAGCGTTGTTGCACCAGAGGCATACACTAAGTCGCCAATTGTATAAGACGTAAGGCCAGTGCCGCCATATGCGGCACCAATTGCGGTTGCATTCCAAGTACCAGCTGTTACCGTTCCAACGCCAGAAATACCAGTGTATGATCCACTAATACGGGCTGAATCTATAACGCCAGAGGTAATCGCAGACGCGTCGATAGCGATAGATGTATTAGAGGCCGCTGTAAGCTGACCCTGCGCGTTTACGGTATATGTAGGAACAGACGACGCCGAACCATAACTATTGGCAGTAACTGCTGTGTTAGCGATACTAAATATCGTGCCAGCAAGACTAAGACCCGTGCCAGCGGAGTACGTAACTGCTGCACCGAATTGAACAAATGTTATCCCAGTTGTTCCAACAACAATAGGAAGCGGTGTCTGCTGTACCCAAGAAGTATTAGCATTAACAGAGCCGTACGCGATGTAAAAGAAATCACCCTGATCAATTTCATTGGTGCCACTCCCGCTAGTATCATAATCGGTGGCACGGATCATTGAATATGGAGTACTAGCACTACCAGCAGCTGTTAGGACGTACGCCCCGTTATAAGGAGCGTTACCCACTACTTCGTTTTTTACAAGGATTCGAACAGCATTGGTAACATCCGTGGCAGTAAACGTGTAGCCGTCAATTACCAACACGCCGTTGGCGGTTGCGACGATCGTAGCACCAACACCACTAGAACCGTTATTATACGTATATGTAGGTAGCGCGGTGGTAGTAGCATATTGGCAAGCAGGGTGAAAGTTAATGCCATTGGCTACAGAGTCAACATACCCTTTGTTAGCAATATCGGTGCTATTAGACGGCGTTGTGCTGATCGTCCCAGTGGTAAGCGTAACAGCATCAATAGTGGTGTTAGAAGCCGCCGTAAGCTGCCCCTGAGCATTGACGGTAAACGTACCGACCGACGACGAAGTGCCGTACGACCCAGCAGAAACAGCTGTATTAGTGATACTAACTGTGCCTGTGCTGGTGATCGGGCCACCAGAGAGGCCCGTACCAGTGTTTATCTGAGTAACAGTACCGATACCCGCACCACTAGCGGCCCAGTTAACGGTAGTCCCAGTAGATGTAAGAATAGTATTAATCGCGCCAACAGGAAGCTTAGTTAGCACATTGGGTGCGCTGGCGTACAGCAAATCACCAGTATTATATGTAGAATACCCAGTACCACCGTTGTTATAACTCAAAGTGCCAGTGACACCCGTGGTCAATGGCAACCCAGTAACGTTCGTCATTACCCCTGACGATGGTGTGCCGAGGTCTGGAGTAATAAGTGTAGGAGAGTTATTAAGGACAACAGACCCAGTGCCAGTGCTGGTCTGAACCCCAGTACCACCACTTGCTACATTGAGCGTACCACCAACAGTCACATTACCAGTGGTACCATTCGATGGGGTTAACCCAGTGGTGTTGAAGCTGATACTGTTAACGAAGCTACCCCCAGTAGTAAGGGTATAAGTAGCTATTTGGTCAACAGTAATATTAACAGATGTAGAAGCTTGAACAGCAAGAATCTGCTCATCACCGTTAAGAGATGTCGCAGCGGGTAAGTTTGGTATCGTAATATTAGCCATACTACACCTGCGGTATCTGATCGTATCCGTATGGTAGTCCTACATTTGCCGTTCTTATCAGGGTAGTTGAAGTAGCAAAACTGCCTGACGGGACAACGCTTGGGGTAATGTAAGTAAACACCATAGGATTCGTAACGGTAACACTATAAAAACCCATAGCCAGTGGATTTGTCAATCCTTCGACGGCCACTTGGTTATTATCAGATAGACCATGCGCTGAATAGCATGTAACGGTTACAGTAGTGGTGCCAGTAGATGTCACCGACAAGTATGGAACGTTTACCCCATAAGCCACTTTTCCCTGTAACGGCATAATGGCATTAATGTCAAGGCCAACTGGAGCACCAATAGGCTGAGGGTTATAGTTAACATTGCTGCTATTAACAATATGGGTGGTAGATGGTATAGGGATACCAGTAACAGGGTCGATTACAATAGTAGTAGTAGTTATATAGTCAGTCTCTGCCTCGGCATAAAGCTCTACACGAGCGTTTATAATAGGGGTAGGGTCTGCTGGAACAATAATAGCGCGAAGCTGCTCTTGAGGAGTATCATTGCACGACTCGCACACCAAAATGCGCTTATTAATGAGACTTACACCTGCCCAATCAAACTGCCACGATAGGTTAGTATGGTTGTAGAGGAATCCACAGCGATCGC